GATTTTAGGTTGGGGGCATTTATTGGGAAAAGCAGAAACCGCTCCGCCGTCATTCCCACGAAAGTGGGAATCCAGTTCGTTCGGTTTCGCTTGTTTTAAGTTTCGGGTAACTTCCACTTCGTCATTCCCGCGAACCTACATTCCGTCATTCCCACGAAAGTGGGAATCCAGTTCGTTCGGTTTCGCTTGTTTTAAGTTTCGGGTAACTTCCACTTCGTCATTCCCACGAACCTGCATCCCGTCATTCCCACTAAAGTGGGAATCCAGGACGCAAAATCTCAAGAAACCGTTTTACCTGATAAGTTTCCGCACTGACAGACCTAGATTCCCGCCTTATATGATGCGCTCTATCAAAGGGGCGCATTAATTTTCTTAACATTCCCCTTTGACAGCCAAGTGAAAGGGGCTTTTTTATGTCAGCAGTAAATGTAATATTTTCCTGTTCTTATTGGAGAATATTTAAAAAATCAGATTCTTGTGTTTTGTGTTTTTATCAGTTCAGACATGGCGAACCGCATAAACTCATTAATCAAGAGAATTTTTCAAAGCTTTATCAGGCGTTCGATTATATAGATTCGGTTGGTTCGAATTTTCCAGTGATTATCACAACGGATGGTTGTGGTCTTTTTTGTTGATCTTTAAAAGTTTGTCAGGATTTGGCTTTCGGTCGTTGACCGTCGTACGCGCTTTAGCGCGGAAGACGGGAAACGGCTGAAAGCCCCCCCTTGACTAACAGGGGGGGAGCGAAATTAAAAACCAATTCCAAGAGTAGTGAACGAATGAGTGAAGTTGAATATTTCTCACACTTTATATCGGACGGAAAAGGGAAGCTTTTAGAAATTCCGCAGCGAAGAGGTAAGCAAGACGGGGTTTTTGTTGATTGGATTTCATTCACATTCCATGAAGATACTTTACTGAAAGTTTCCGGTTGCCCTTTATTTTCTGATGCTGAATACATGTATGTATTAAGCAGAAAGCTGGAAGAAATTCTAGGTTTTGGCATAACGCGCAAATGCAAATCAAGGGGCAACAAATTCTATGAATCCATGTATAGGTTAGGTTCGGATGATGTTGATTATGGAGAGGTGCATTTCGGAGGTCAGCGCAATACTGTTTTAGTTGAGTTGAAAGGTACTGGTTGCAGCGTTGCAAGTCCGGGTTGGGAGTTGAGGCTAAAGCAGTTTCTCGATGATTCGATAAGGACAAGAATAACGCGAATTGACCTAGCACTTGATTTTTTTGATGGAGAGTACACGCCGGATCAGGCGTTGTTAGATCACGATAATGGTTTTTTTGATAACAGCAATCAAAGGCCGAAATCTGAAACGATCGGTACGGCTTGGCGGAATGAGGACGGGAGCGGCAAGACATTTTATGTAGGTCGCAAGAAAAATTCTCGTTTTGTTCGTGTTTATGAGAAAGGCAGGCAGCTTGGAGATAAAGAAAGCAAATGGGTAAGGTTCGAGATCCAGTTTAATTATGGAGATATAGAAATACCCTTGGATATTTTAATAAATCAGGGTTCGTATTTCTGTGGAGCTTTTCCAATTTGTAGAAAATTTAAAAATATGCCGGTTCCCGAAAGGTTTGATCAGAGAAAGAAAAAGCTTAATTTAACTTTCGAGCATAAATTGCATTACGCGAAAAACGCGGTTGGAAAACTGGTCAATTTCATGATTGAAATGGGTTTTGATAATAGCGAAATTGTGGAATCTTTAAAGGCAGATTCGGGATTTCCCAAAGGATTAGAACCTGAAAAATATGCTCTGGAAATGTTAAGGGACGGTTTGAAACACGGTTTTATTCATGAACAGCCGGATATTGATTTGGAAATTGAACTTGATGAATTGGGGGTTATTGCTTTTAAAAATTCTGACAAATTCGATAGGGAAAAAAGGCTTTTTAGTCCTGATTATGATGTCGAGAAAGAAAGGAAATATCAGGAATATTTAAGTAAAGTTTATCATCAAAATGTAGATTATGATTATTTTTAAAGGAAATCAAAATGTTTAATCAAACTCAAACTGTAACTTATCCTGCAACTTTTTTGGGAGCCAAAAAATTCAAAGGCGAAATTGATGGCTCTAATATCGACACTTGTTCCGTATTGGTTGCAACACCTTTGCCGGCACAGTCGGGAAATGCTGTTGGATTCACGGCAGCACAAATGAAGTTCGGGGACAGTAAGAATTTCTCAAAATTAGAGAATCTCAAATACCCGTGCGAAGTTATGGTAACGGTTGAAATGACTTCGACAGGTAAGGGCATGGTTCCTTCATTAATTGATTTTCAGGTGGCAGAAAAGCCGAAAGGTTGATTTATGAAATTTGAAGAACGTTTCATAGTTCAAGACTTGGAAACGCATGACTTTATTTATCCCGATCCTTTCGGTGATGTGGGGTTTACTCAAAATATTAAATCAGCAGGTCAATTTGAAAGCTACGAAGATGCGTTGAATTCAGGCATAAATGAAATAGGCGGAGGATTCCAGATATTTCAGTTCTTCGTAAAATCGGAATAAAAGAAAAACAGGCTCGGCGGGCGGTCTGTCAACCTTTCACAAAGCCCGCAACAAAGGAAAAATATCATGAAAATGAACCTTGCAACACTAATTATCGGCTGGGTGGTCTGTATGTTTCTTTTTCTTTTCGCAATCCTCTATTTTATCGGCTAAAAACGAGATTCGGAAAAGACTTCGTCCGGATGAAGCAAGTCAAGAAGTCGTCTTATTTTAAATATCAAAAAAGGAAAAAAACGATGAACATCGTTAAAAAATACGCTGTAAAAGCAGCCTTGGCAGCCGGTATCTTCACACCGGCCATTGTTATGGCAGATACCTTTGATCCATCCGCGATTGGTACGCAAGTAGCGAATGTAATCATGGGTTTCGTGTCAATGGTTTCCGCCGTGGGTATGGCGGCCATTACCGTGATTCTTGCAATCCAAGGCTTCAAAATGGCTTGGAGCATGATTAAATCTGTCAAATAAACAGAGTGAAGAAAAAGGGGCGTATAAATGGGCTATCGTGTCGGCATAAATTGTTTTGATACAAGATTGCATGCAGACGACTATTTATTGTCGTCCCTTCCTCCTACTGTTACCCAGGACGGAAAAATCATCAGGCCGGAAAGGGTGGGCGATAAATGGATTTTGAACGGAAAGCCGGTCACGCTGTCTTATCCGAAATGTTCGAATTACGAACAAGTTAAATCCGGAGCTTATCTCGGGTCTATGGTTTTAATTCTGTTTGTCGTTATTTACGGCTTCAGGCTGCTGATTAATTTCTTAAAAGACATAGGCAAAGTAGGGGCGTGATGATGTTTGTCGATTTTTGGTTTTTGCTCGGATTTTTCCTGGCTTTGTCTGTCGCTTTGATATTTATATGACGTGTTTTAAAATCAGGCTTTCAAAACAACCTTTGAAAGACAGAAACATGAACAAGCCGTTTATCACGCAGGCGCAGTTGGCACTTTATAAATATCAGCCGTCCAGCAAGTATTTTGGGCAGTCGATGGCATTAATTGCGTCTAAGGAATTTGAAGAGTTTGTAAGAAATGTAAAAGAATACGACGTAATAGAATGTTTCTCTTATTTTTTAAATAAGAGGGTAACGCATAATATTTGGAAAATTTATTTTTCTGATGAGTCTAATATTTTTATTAGGAAGTCAGAAGAAAATGGAAAAATTTCGCATGAATTTATTTACTCGGAATTTTCTGATAGCAACACCGATTTTAATGTGTTGTTCTCTTAGTTTTGCAGAACCAGCAAGAATAGATGATCGAATAATAAAATTTAGGCCATCTAAATTAAAGTTTTTTGAATCTACAGGATATAGAAAAATCAATAATGAATTTTCTAAATTCACAGAAGCGGCAAATGTCGAACATATCCCCACGGGCGCAAAAGCCCGAATCAACGCAAAGATAACCGCCAGCGTATCCCGCGCCGCCGTCTTGTCAGGAGTCGGCAAACTTGCCCGCTTAGGCGCGAAATTAAGCACAAGGGCAGTTCCTTATGTCGGAACAGCCCTTTTAGCCCATGACGTATACGAAACTTTCAAAGAAGACATACAGGCACAAGGCTACCAATACGACCCCGAAACCGACAAATTTGTAAAAGGCTACGAATATAGTAATTGCCTTTGGTACGAAGACAAAAGACGTATTAATAGAACCTATGGCTGCTACGGCGTTGACAGTTCGATTATGCGCCTTATGTCCGATGACAGCAGATTCCCCGAAGTCAAAGAATTGATGGAAAGCCAAATGTATAGGCTGGCACGTCCGTTTTGGAATTGGCATAAAGAAGAACTGAATAAATTAAGTTCTTTGGATTGGAATAATTTTGTTTTAAATCGTTGCACATTTGATTGGAATGGCGGAGATTGTGTGGTCAATAAAGGTGATGATTTCAGAAATGGGGCTGATTTTTCCCTTATTCGCAATTCAAAATACAAAGAAGAAATGGATGCCAAAAAGCTGGAAGAGATTTTATCGTTGAAAGTCGATGCCAATCCCGACAAATACATAAAGGAAACCGGTTATCCCGGTTATTCCGAAAAAGTAGAAGTCGCACCCGGAACAAAAGTGAATATGGGTCCCGTCACGGACAGGAACGGGAATCCCGTTCAGGTTGTCGCAACATTCGGCAGGGATTCGCAAGGCAACACCACGGTGGATGTTCAAGTAATCCCGCGTCCCGACTTGACCCCCGGAAGCGCGGAAGCACCGAACGCACAGCCGCTGCCCGAAGTATCGCCCGCCGAAAACCCCGCAAACAACCCGAACCCCAATGAGAACCCCGGCACGAGCCCCAATCCCGAACCCGACCCCGATTTGAATCCCGATGCAAATCCCGATACGGACGGACAGCCCGGCACAAGACCCGATTCCCCCGCCGTTCCGGGACGCACAAACGGCAGGGACGGCAAAGACGGAAAGGACGGCAAAGATGGCGGCCTTTTGTGCAAATTCTTCCCCGACATTCTCGCTTGCGACAGGCTGCCCGAGTCCAATCCGGCAGAAGATTTAAATCTGCCGTCTGAAACCGTCAATGTAGAGTTTCAGAAATCAGGAATCTTTCAAGATTCCGCACAGTGTCCCGCACCTGTCACTTTCACAGTGACTGTGCTTGATTCAAGCAGGCAGTTCGCGTTCAGCTTTGAGAACGCATGTACCATAGCCGAACGGCTAAGGTACATGCTTCTCGCCCTTGCTTGGGCGGTTGCCGCCTTTTTTTGTATCCGCACAGTATCTCGTGAAGTCTAGCAGGCGCAGCACCGCCGGGCTTCAGTAACTTGTACCAAGGCAGGGGGAGGACGTCCAGAAAGATTTGTAAAGACGGCTTTATCGTCTTTATAAATCTTTTTGGATACCCCTTGCCGCCCCGCCAAAAGAACACATTCTGCCGCAAGGGCAGGTGGTAAGGCGCGCGCCTTTTGCGCCGTCCCCATGCCCCCGCGGCGTCGCAAGTGAGACTAGGGGGTGTGGGGGACTAGTCCCCCGCAAAGCGTTCAGCTTCGGAAACTTTGGCCGAAAGGCAGGCGAAGCAGCGCACTTTGCGACGAATGTCGCAAATAGCCGAGAAGCGCGGGGGGATTGGCGATAAGCGCGAGGGGGGTGTCCCCACAGCGCCGCCGCGCCGCGAATGCGGCGCAAAATCTTTCAGATTAAGAAACATTTGTTTAATGAGGCAACCGTGCCTTTTAAGAAAGGGATAGCAAATGAAATTGTTGGCCGCATTGATTCCGCTTTTGATGAGCGTGGCAGGCCGTATATTGACTGCATTAGGCTTGATGGCGGTAACCTATTCAGGGGTGGATAGATTGGTAGCCCATTTTCAGCAGGCGATAACCAATAGCATAACGGGCGCGCCTCAAGCGATGTTGCAGCTTTTTTATATAAGCGGCGGTGGAACCGTTCTTAATATCCTGTTTGGCGCGATCGCCTTTATTCTGTCATTCAAACAAATGACAAAACTAGCAACCTCAATCGGGAAGAAAAAATAAATGGCAGAGATCTGTTTGATAACCGGCACGCCCGGTTCAGGGAAAACATTAAAAATGGTTTCCATGATGGCGAATGATGAAATGTTTAAGCCTGATGAAAACGGCATACGCCGTAAAGTATTTACGAACATAAAAGGCTTGAAAATACCGCACACCTACATAGAAACGGACGCAAAAAAGCTGCCGAAATCGACAGATGAGCAGCTTTCGGCGCATGATATGTACGAATGGATAAAGAAGCCCGAAAATATCGGGTCTATTGTCATTGTAGATGAAGCTCAAGACGTATGGCCGGCACGCTCGGCAGGTTCAAAAATCCCTGAAAATGTCCAATGGCTGAATACGCACAGACATCAGGGCATTGATATATTTGTTTTGACTCAAGGTCCTAAGCTTCTAGATCAAAATCTTAGAACGCTTGTACGGAAACATTACCACATCGCTTCAAACAAGATGGGTATGCGTACGCTTTTAGAATGGAAAATATGCGCGGACGATCCCGTAAAAATGGCATCAAGCGCATTCTCCAGTATCTATACACTGGATAAAAAAGTTTATGACTTGTACGAATCAGCGGAAGTTCATACCGTAAATAAGGTCAAGCGGTCAAAGTGGTTTTACACTCTGCCAGTAATAGTATTGCTGATTCCCGTGTTTGTCGGCCTGTCCTATAAAATGTTGAGCAGTTACGGAAAAAAACAGGAAGAACCCGCAGCACAAGAATCGGCGGCAACAGAACAGCAGGCAGTACTTCCGGATAAAACAGAAGGCGAGCCGGTAAATAACGGCAACCTTACCGCAGATATGTTTGTTCCGACATTGTCCGAAAAACCCGAAAGCAAGCCGATTTATAACGGTGTAAGGCAGGTAAGAACCTTTGAATATATAGCAGGCTGTATAGAAGGCGGAAGAACCGGATGCGCCTGCTATTCGCATCAAGGGACGGCATTGAAAGAAGTGACGGAGTTGATGTGCAAGGACTATGTAAAAAACGGCTTGCCGTTTAACCCATACAAAGAAGAAAGCCAAGGGCAGGAAGTTCAGCAAAGCGCGCAGCAACATTCGGACAGGGCGCAAGTTGCCACATTGGGCGGAAAACCGTAGCAGAACCTAATGTACGATAATTGGGAAGAACGCGGGAAACCGTTTGAAGGAATCGGCGGGGGCGTGGTCGGATCGGCAAACTGAAGAAAACGGCAAGAGAGAAAAAAGACCCGTAAACCGTTTGAATATAGACGGTTTACGGGTCTTTGTTTCGCGCAAAGCAAGGGCTAAGGCAGTCAGGCAGCAAATCCCGCAATGTATTAAAACAGACGCGTAGAAATGCCGGCTGCCTTTATCCATCCTCGAAATTGAATATCATCCTAGCCGTATCAAGGCTGTATAAATAAGGAAAATACCAATGAATATAATCGGGCTGGACATCTCAAAGGACACCATAGACGCAACATTGCATAAAACAAACGGAAGTATCCATTACATTAAATTTAAGAATAATGATGATGGATTAAAACAGTTTAGATTGTGGATAAAGGGAAACAGAATCAGAAAAGTCTATATCGGCATGGAGGCAACAGGCATCTATTACGAAAAGGCAGCAGATATGCTTTCTTCCTACTATACTGTTTACGTTATTAATCCCTTAAAAATCAAGGACTACGGAAAAAGCAGGTTTAACCGTACCAAAACCGACAAAGCAGATTCAAACCTGATAGCAGACTACATAAAAAGGCATCAAGATACATTGATACCGTATCAGATACCCAAAAACAAAGCACTGCAAAAACTGATTAACCTTAAAAATCAATTACATCAACATCAGAAGCAAATTAAAAACCGTCTTCATAGCACTGAAGAAGACTTCATAAGGAACATACATCAAGACTTGATAGATACCATACAGGACAAGATGGAACAGGTAAAAATAGCCATATCCGAACAAATCAAAAAACAAACGGACAATAACCATTACCGCAATCTTCAAACCATCCCGAGCATAGGCAAAGACACCGCATCAGTTCTTTATGCGCAACTGACAGAAAAACATTTTAAAACCGCAAACCAGTTTGTATCCTATGCCGGATTAAATCCCGCCATCATACAATCAGGGACAAGCGTAAGAGGTCGGGGCAGATTGAGCCGATACGGAAACAGACGATTAAAAAGTACGCTGTATATGCCCGCCCTTTGTGCTTACCGTTTTAACGCATTTCCGAAATTAATAAATAATCTGAAAAAAGCGGGTAAGCCAAAGATGGTAATCATCGTTGCCATCATGCGCAAACTGGCGAAGCTCGCCTATTACATTGTTAAAACCGGCCAGCCTTACGATGCGGAAAGACACCGATTGAATCAATAAAATTCAACAAAATTAAACGGTTACGCGAATATATTTGTGTAACCGTGCATTTGCATATCGTAAATAAACGTAAATAAAAATAACAATATAAATCAGTATATTGCAACTTTGTTTTTTATTTTGTGTTGACGGGCAACATATCATCTGCGCGGGAATGACGGGATTTTAGGTTTCTGATTTTGGTTTTCTGTCCTTGTGGGAATGACGAAAAGTGGTGGGAATGACGAAAAGTGGTGGGAATGACGAAAAGTGGTGGGAATGACGTTTCAGTTGCTGCGGTTATTGTCAGGTTTCGGTTATGTTGGAATTTCGGGAAACTTATGAATCGTCATTCCCGCGCAGGCGGGAATCTAGAATTTCAATGC